GTGAACAAATTGTTAACATTCCCCCAACCTGTTCATATTTTGTTCATAATTGCAAAACTGGCATGATTCTTGCTAGGCAACTATAACATTAAATTGTCTGACAATTATTCATTTAACAAGCTAGATCCTGTCATGTGTATCTTACAATTTAATTAATTGTCAGAATATTATATTTCTGTTGACATATTAGTTCAAATGAACTATAAACAGCTTGCATGTGATCTTGAAAAGCAAGGGTTAAGATGTGATTATGATGAGAAACTCAATATTTTGTTTGTATCTTATCTTAATTTTATTGAGATAGCAGGAATTACACTCTCTAAATCTAAATACTGGCAAGTTTATTTTTATGATTGTTTTACTGATATAGCATATTATGAAGAACGTACAAACTGGTCAGTAATCAAGCTACTCAGAAAGCTTTTGATAGATGCAAAATAAAACGATAGCCCAGCATCCGCTGGGCTATCATATTTGTATTTACATAGTAATAGAGCCTCTGTGAATCTGTACTTGTGTGACCTCAGTTAACGTGCGGTAATTGTGCTTGTCATCAGAAATATCATACAAACTTAAATAAATATGTCGGCCACGGAAGTTAAGCTGTGCAGGGATGTGATAGAAGTCACTGCTGGACTTAACAATCACAGTGGTTGGGTAGCATGTATAGCCGTTATGATCTCCGATAAAGGAAGTCGAATAGATGCGCCCCAAACGGTACTCAGTGCCATCACAGACAAGTGTTCCGCTGTTTGGTAAACAAACATAGTTACCCCATATCAAAGTGCTTGTATTCTCATTGTATGAACTTATAAGAGTCCAACTTGATCCCAGTGTAGGTGTAAAGTCACCAGCTTCAAAGTTTGCAATGACTTCATAGAACGATGGGCTGCATGATCCTGTTTCAACAGCCGTTGCAAGATACATTGCAAGCCGTTCCTGTCCTGTTGCGTTTGGATGGAATCCATCAGACGCAAGGAAGCCGTCAGCATGTAGGATATAATCTGAGCCTGTCAAATAGCGCCAATTTTTCCGCTGAGTGTTATAAACGGATTTTGCAATCTTTAACCTGTTTTGTACAGTTGTGTCATCCGTCCGGTCAACAGACCATGCTACCATTGCAGAAAACACTTTTGCATTCGGAAATCTTACTTCTGCTGCTCCCATAAAAGCGTTGATTGCATTTTCAATATCTGAATAGCTACCAAACTCATTGAATCCTCCTACGACAAGAATCTGTTTTACGTCCGCAGAAGCTGGTACAGCATTTAAAAGCATAAGAAATGAATTATTAGCTGTTGAGAAAGACGCACCACCATTTGCGGAAATGGTTACGTTTTCAAGCCCTGTGTACTTGATAAAGTTAGTAGTCCATGGTGTTAAGCTGCCCTCTGGACTATAACCAACCGTGTAGCTGTCTCCGATAATGATAGTTTTACCGGAGTGATCAAAAAGTCCATCTCTTTTCTGTAACTTTGTAATCTCAGCTGTATTTGTTCCTACTTGCTCTTTTAATGGGTCAATCTGTTCGTTGATTACTTTTGTAGTGGCATCATTTACTATTTTTCCGATCTCCCCATCATCCAGACTTTTCTGGATAGCATCATCAATCATGGTCTGTGCTGTCTCTTTTATATGTGTCCATTCTTCATGATCCATGTCACTCTGTTTGCCAATTTTAAGCAGCCAGTCCAGGTTCATATCTTGTGATCCACTATGTGGGTATCTGAAAAACATAATTTATTTCCTCCTTAATAAGTTAATAAAAGTAAGTCCTGTGCAAATAGCCCAGTACAGTAGTCAATAAAGCTTTGCTTTCTCAACTCAAGCTCCGACTGGATCATCTGCTGAGATGTAGTAACTCCAATGTTGCCATGAATACGCCCGATATGCTTATTCTGCCCTGTCTCTCGGCTTGTCTCACCCTTGCCGTACTCAAACGTATTTTTGTTTTCTCCGAAGCTTTGCACCGTTGTGCTACCACCGTACTCCGTTGTTGTTTTTTCGTTTGGGCTGTAGCTTGCATCATTAAAAGCACTGACCTCATTGATAGCTGTATCTGCCCCAGAGTTGGTCGTAGTGGTTCCTTGTCCTGCTTCTGTCCTGTTTACATCCTGTCCGGAACTTTGACTTGTTCGTGTCACGTCTGGGCTATCTGTCCATTCTTCATGGCGGTCATAATTTTCAATGGGCTCATAATTGGTCAATTCTAACACATTATAAACCTTGTCAATGCTACTTTTCCACTTCCTACTCCAGGCAGGAATAGCACTCTCATGCATGAAATCCCAGTCCGGGTATAACGGTTCACAATCCCCATAAGACAGAAGCAGACTGTCGATGAAGCTCTGTCTGTCTGCCGATTCTGGAAATTCCATTTTATTAAATAAAGTTTTATTCCATTCATAAAGCCCTGCTATCGTAACCTTATAAAGTCCCATAACTTTTCACCTCCGCAGTTTCATAGCTTCTGATTTTGATTGACAGGTTCATCTCCGGATAAAGTCTATTTGTCATGTCAACTCCTGCTTGCATTGTTTCAAGCCAGGTAGTTAACCGTGTTACGGATTCTGCATCATTTTTGCTTGTCTCAAGCACATTCAGACGTTCTTTTTTATTAGATCCAACAGACGGGATACCAACTTCTGTATCGAACTGATCCAGAAGTTTCTCGAATACCTCAATCAATTCTGGAGCTATGAAGTTCTGTTTCAAGTCTTTATTGAAACTCTCCCATGCATCCTGCTTGCTTCCTTGTCTATCTTCTGTTTTTATTGATACATCAAAAGCCTCAACTGGATTACCGGCCTGTATGCTGTCATAGATTTTTTTCAGTGTCTGAGCTGCTGCTTTGTTTTTTGCAGCTATCAGAAAAGCAAGTTTTGAATTAAATACATTCATATCAAAAGCACTTGCTACCAATGCTAATTTATAACTATAAAATCCAATGATGTCTCCAATCCCGCAGAAAGTAGGTCTGAGATATATTACAGAGCAATCTCTGCCTATTTCCATATCTTTCAAATCAATTGTAGCGTTGCTTGCATATGTATGTATGCTTGCTGTCGTTGGTTTAAAGTAAATAGTGTATCCTGTCAGCATTGGATACTGTGCGATCAATCCATAAAGATCTGTCTTTGTGATGCAAATATACCCTCCCAAAAGCAGGCAATATTTGAAATAGTCAATATCAATGTTTCCATTGTATGTGATCTCAAGAATAGAACATACCCTCTCGTAAAGCATCCGATCAAATGTATCAGTATATAAGCTGTTGACTTTGATTCCGGATGGTTGGAAATAATTTGTGCATATGTTGATCTTGTCAAAATTAACTGGTGTCCACATGTTTTCTTCCTCCTTTTATTCAAAATAAAATCCATTATTTAGGTAGCTGTTCACCTGTTCTTGATCCCCCTCAAATCCTGCAATCTGGATAGATGCATTCCGACATTTTACAAAGCCACTCAGTGTAGATAGAGAGCGGATAGTTCCATCTACATAACCCTCACTAGCTCCATCCGGATCTATGCTTGTGCAAGCGTATGAATTAAACTCTAAAATCTGATTGTTGAGGATATTTGATATGTTCCCAACAGTTCCAAGCATAGAAATCTCTGGTGCGGTAATACTTCTTCCTGCTTCTATTCCTGCTGAGATTCCTTGTGCAATATTTCCTTGTAAGCCAGCACCAACAAGGCTCACAGCTGAGGTAGCTAGTTGGGCTATGTTTGTGCTTGCATAACCGATTTGTACAGGGACTGATAGTTGCAACTGATAAGATGCAAACACAACTCTTTTTGATTGTAAAAACACATTGCATAATCCACTTGTTGCATCAAACTGATAAAGTGCATTCACACTTGCATCTATCTTATATGGGTTAAGGGCAACCACTCCAATAAAAGGAAGCTTTATAAAATAATTTGAAAAAGATGAATTATAGTATCTGAAATCTGTGATAGCATAAAGTGGATTATCAAATGCAAAAGAATATGAAAAATTAACCACTGTATCTTCATCAATTCTTTTTGCTACCACCCCACTGTCCCAAAATCCTAGCTGTATTGCTTCATCATTGCTGCTTTTAAAAGCAGATTCAACAAATGGCACCCATTTCAAATCAACTATATATTTAAATGGGTCAAACATTAACTTTGTAATGGCATCCTGTATCACGTCACTAAAGTTTGATTCCGTGTACATAAAGTCAAGCAAGTTATTTAATTGATCACCGTTTATATAATAGGATGCTACTCCGGTTCTTGAAACTACTCGTATTATATATTGTTGTGAATATGCATTTGTCATTATTTTCTCTTTATGACTTACATTCCTGGTGGATAAGATCCAGTCATTTGTTGGGATATACATGCTGTCATTGGCAAGCGTAGTCTGCTTACTGGATCGCTCGATAAAACATGTATAGTTGCTGATCTCTGTCCAGTAGGTTGCCAGCACATCCTCACTCGCTGAGATCTCAACCATGTCGTTATTCAGTGAAACTGTCGAATTAATAAAATAGTAATGGTCAGCCCATTTCAAATAGTTGTATTGTAACGCACTATCCATTGCTAGCTTTAACTTAAATGCTGGATTTTGAAAACTGGTATTTGATTTTAAAAGACAGGGCACAGTAGTGCCCTGTCCCGTTGGTCTTTTGGTGCTGTTTTTTCTTTTCGAAAAATGGTACAAAACTATTTCTGTCATGATAAGTAAACCTCTCCTTTTGCTGTGATAGCACAGATCCAACCGGACGGAATCCTAACCCATGTTGCTCCTGTCTCATCCTTTTTGATTTCCTTTACAGTGACTACGGTTCCTTTTTTCAGGCACCCATCAGAATAAGCGTGTTTCATGCCATCCCTTGTCAGCTGCGCATACTCTTTGATCTGACCCCACACACTGTATCGTACATGTAAGTGATCCACCATAGTAGTATAGGTTCTACCTATTTTATAAGATGGGCTTTTTTCATCCCATACTCTGCGGATGGAGGATAAGTCAGACCTACGACTTACAAGGCTTTTGACTACCCCAACACCGGGATTATCGACACCGTTTTTTCTGCTACCTCTACTTTCAATCATATATCCGTATCCTACGAAAATAGCACAATGAGTTACCGGAGTACCGAAAAAAAGAAAATCACCTACTTTTTGCTCTCCAATCGGAACCCTTGTTCCAAGCTTTGAATAGCTTGATGCCGTCAGTCTTTCAACATTTGACCCTGCTTTTTTCTGAATCCAGTAAAGCAATCCAGAACAGTCAAGTCCTTGTGTGGGGGTTGAACCACCCCACACATACCTAACTCCAAGTAATTCCTTTGCATTTTCGACAAGTTCGTTCGCTGTCATGTTTTACACCTACTTTCCTAAGTGTTCAATTAATGAGTTCATCTTTTCAATTGCAAGCGTGTTATTTTTAATAACTTCAGAAAGCGTATCAACTTCATTTTTGTGCTTCTCATTGAGTTTGTCAACTCTCTGATTAGTCTGATCGTACATGTATTTCACAAAGTACGCCATAACACAACAGCATACGATTGGAAAAGCATAGTTGCCAAGAATTGTCAAAAATGTATCCATCGTTTCTATGTGACCTCCCTTTGTTCAAAATAGTTGACATTTACAAATGGGCTTGTTTCTATCATAACCCGACCTGTGCTATTACCAATAGTAGTAATAAAGAAACATGATGGGGCAGGATATCCGTATGGTGTTTCCGGAAAAGTAAAATCAACAAGCTCTGTTTTTGCCGATAAAACAGGAATATTATCATTTAACATTAAATTAGTAGCAGAGTTAGGATCTCCATAATTTAAAATCACAATCCTTTTTATGCCTACTGTATCATCCAACGGAAGTGTAGTAGGTATAGCACCTGTTATGTCAAAATAAATCATTATACACCCTCCCCCAGCACGTAAAGAATCGCATTGTGCGTAAAGTTATTCCATGCATTAAAACGGTAATGGTCATAGATGTTGTAGTAGCCGCCTGCCGCATTGAATGGTGTACTAGCTGAATACATCCATTGGTTATTGACCCCCATTGCACGACGGTCATATAAAAGACCAAGCACATAAGGAAGAGATACCGCTGTCGCGGCTGTCTTGGAAACTCCGTCAGCATCAATGATGTTTGGTGTGATATTGATAGCTGGGCTGTCAAACTCCTGCCAGCCATTGACAAGCTCCATGTCAGCAATTTTCAAATACTTATCATTAAATACCTCAGGAAGTACCTGCGTTTCACTGTCAACCCAAAAATCAGTGTACATAAGCAGTTTTTGATTCTCCGGTCTTGTAAAGCGTAAGATGTCTTTTCCGGTAAAATTCATATGATACTTTGTGGTTCTATCCTGCATCTTCTTTGAATCTTTCTTAACTCTTGATACTACAAAAGCCATGAAATCTTTATGATGTTCAGGGCTTAAAAGCTGCTTACGTGTCAGCTCTGTTCCATATTCTGTATTGTAAGCTTTTGTCAGATCAACCTCATTTGTTCCAAGGGAGGAAATGCCTGCCATGAAGTTAAGCACCGTCAGTCTGCGTTTTGCTTCATTTCTGGATTCGATATCGTTGTAATAAGCTGTCATATAGCTACTTACAAACATGAGAAACTCTGCTTCGTTTGAGAAAGCAAGTGCCAGCTGATCCCGGAAACGTGTAATATGAGACTGTAATACCTTGCTTCCATAGAATTTCAACTCCACCGCTTTTGGAGCATTAATCTTGTACATGTCAACCGACTGACCATCGGCAAGCTGGTTTTCACTAAGGTTTGTGTTCCAATCCTGCGATTGTTCTGCATCGTTTGGCAGGGTGATGATCTCACGTGTGATAGCACCCCATCTTTCATTATCCTCAATGATTGACCGGAACACCCCGGATCTGTATTTTTCCATTTCAAAATACGTTTTTCCACACCACTGACTGAGTGCTTTCAATGTTGGTTCTACACCTGTCCGCAACATGGTTTCACCAACAGCCACAAAAGAGCTTGTGTCTACCGCTTTAAGATTTTCACGACCGGTTGCCATTTTATACAATTCATTAATGACAGGGTAGGCGTCCTGTATAACTAAACTGTTCGCCATTTATTTTACACCTCCTTAATTCATAAGTTTCATGAGATCTTCCGCTACGTTGTCAGAGGTACGTGGTGCTGACCCAGCTTTTCCGGATGCTGACAGGTTCCCAGCCTGGAGTGTAGCAGTCAAAGTATTGATCGCTGTCAGCAATGCTGTGTTTGTTGCATCCTGTCCAGGAGTTGGAACCTGTACAGGAGTAGTCTGCTGCGGAGTAGTCTGCTGCGGAGTTGTAATCTGTCCAAGTCCTGACATAGTCTGAGTATTCAGAATCCCCATGATCTCATTTTTTGTAAATCCAAGTTTTCCAAGTTCTAAAATCTGATCTACTTTCATTTTGTCTCCTTTTCTGCCGGAAGTAAAATTAAAATAGGTCAACGCTTCCGGGTAATCATCCCACGGCATCCGCTTCCGGCGGTCGATGTAGCCACGTTGACCTAAGTAAAATATAAGTCTATTTGAATAATTTGTCAATATAAAATTTTACGGAAATATTCTGATAACTTATCCTATTTGTCAGACGATAGCTGTCAATCCAGCTATAAAAGCACCGGAATTGATCTTTTCCATGTTGGGTGTCCTCAAACACGTCTTTACAAGACCCAGAAACATGATCTGACACATACAAGTGTGCTTTCGATTTATGCTCATAAATTGCAACTTTTCCAATCACACAAATAAGCTTGTATTGGCGTATGTCCTCTGATTTTATAGCCGACACATCGTCATACGCAAATTCATTTGATAAAGCCATCTTTGCAAAGTCTGTATCACCCGATAAAGCCCGATACAAAGCAGTATCTTTTTTCTTTTCTGAAATCGGGGAATCGTTAATTAATACTAAAATGATACCACGTTCTTTCAACATGGAAAACTCCTGCTTGTTCTTTTTCATTCGCTCCAAGATCGGAAGCAATCCAAAAGCCTGCACAATCGGATTATCCAACGTGTTGGAGTTGGAGGCCAACCACCAGCGGAATGGTTTCTTACCTTGCAACTCCCTGTTTGCTGAGATGGTTTCAACAGCGTTTAAAAAAGCATCATCCTCCCCACTGATTGACTTAGCAATCTTTTCCGGGATAAACTCATCATAAATGCCCTCTGAAAAATCAGATCCAGAGAAACCACGGTTATTATGCATAGAGGTGAGACAAAAAGCCTCACCTCTATATACTTCCTCTTCCTCAATCTGCTCTACGATCTTGATACGCCCATATTCCCCTCGTGGTTTCTCAAAATGGAAAAACCTGTTCATGTCCTTATTAATGTCAATCCATGGATCAAATTCCGGAAGAAAGACTTTTGTGAGTTGCTCTTTTGTACGCCTCATGTAGATGATCTTCTCATTTTTGGAAAATACATCATTAATAAAGTGTTGAAAAATACCATATGTTTTTCCGGTTCTTCTGGCTCCAATGATAAAGATAAAATTAATGCTGTTTCTGTTGGCAAGCTGGACGATCCTTGGAACGTCCAGCCAGCCATTTTTATCATAGATATTCATTATCGAAATCCACCTCCGGAGGATGCAGACTGAGAACTCTGGTTACATTCATTATACTTTTTCACACATGCATCCTGCAACAGCTGTAACCACTCTTTATCAAGTGAATAAACGGAATTGTAGTATTTGCCGTCTTTTCCCTTTGTGCTTGGGAATGACAGGAAAAGTCCGTTTTTTCCCTCAATCAACGTCAACCCCTTAATTACAAGTGTTCCGTCTAGTTCCAGATCAACAAAAGCTTTTGTTTTTGAGTTTCCAGAATAAGGCCTGCAATTAATTTTTACATTTGATTTTAACATTTTATTTTATCTCCTTTACATCAATTCTAATGATTTTTCCTACCTTGTAAGCTACGATACTGATCTCATCATCCTCATAGGTTACTTTTCGCAGGTTGCTAGTCCTCAGTGTTTCATAAATCTCTGACATATCAATCATGTTCTTTTTTCACCTCCTTTACTAATTTAATCACCTAACAGCATCCAGACTTGACAGCTTGCAAACATGCTGACAAAAGTAATGCAAGTCCAGAAAAGGGTTTCAAGATCTTCTTTGTTTTCTTTCCAGAATTTTTTCATGGGTTACACCTCCTTTATATAGTATACTTATTTTGTGTTACAAAACTATTACAGATTTATAACATTTTATCCGTATACGCTATCTTCCATTTCAAATGGTAGCGGCAGGCCTGTTTCCTTGTCATATGGGATGGTATGATCTAACTCATACTCTGTATCTGTCAATCGGACGGCACAACCATATTCAATCTTGCATCCATCAATAGTCACCTCATTGATTCCATCATGAAAAATATACTCTGTTTTCATTTTCCACTTAGGATCCTGCCAATCATTCGCCCTGCGGTAGTTCCTGCGGAATGTCAAATCGTTTCTGAAAATAAATCCTCTTCTGAAATTTGCTATGTCGTCATCAAGACAATAGATCCCCTCTTTTGGCACTCCTGCGACTGTCAGATGCAAGGATGCATCCTTTTTCAACCGGTAGCAATACCGCTTGCTACCCATCGTTATAAACTCACTGTATATTCCGTCAAATTCAGCAATACCAAGTCGGAATATTTTTTCATTATACTCAACTACTCCGATGTTTCTTTTTTGCGACATTTCAACAATGGAGTGATTAAATGCATCCAGTTTATCATGATCCCAGTCTGTACCCTTTACGGAATCTGTATCAGAATACAGCCATCTCCGGCAGCATGATCCTAACCGGAAAAGATAAGCCTGTGCATAGGCCGTAATAAAAACCCCCCACTGGTAGGGCATAAAGCTATTCTTATTCCGGTAGAATTTTTCAAGTTCTTTTTCTCTGTCCTCTGGTTCTTTTGCTTCCCACTTTCCGGACTCCATTAACTCAGTGCATAAAATCTGTATAATTCTTTGTACAGTCATTCCGTACATGCCGTTTAACTCACCTTTTGATATCATGTAGTTTGCTTCGTCCAGACCTTTAAGTGTGCATTTTTTAAAAAACAACTCCATTAAGTAATCGATGAACCACTCTGGTAAGTAGTCCTTTGTCGCTCTCATGACCTTTGAGACGTCAGCCCATTCATAATCATAGCTTGACAGGATAACTTCTAAATCTGGATCCGTAAAGGGATATATGACAAGATTAGCATTAACGATCTTGCCATTATCCAGATTGTCGTGAAACTGTTCTTTTTTGCTTTTTGCCTCCGGGAAAACACACACTTTTGCTTTTGAGAAAGCAAGTGGGGGCATAGGACACTCTTTTTTCAATCTCAGATTTTTAAGCCTTATATAGCCAGAAAAAGCATAATCCTCTTTCAGTTCCATAATGTCTTTTAATGTTATGTTATTTGTATAACAAAAATTTGACATTGGAAATTTACAATAGCACATCCAAGCAATGTATGAACTTGCAAAATCATAACATTCAACAGGATCTTTTATCAGCTGATTAACATAGTATCTGTTTGCATGCGTATACCCACCATGATAGCAGTCAACCATCTGGTCATATTGCTCTAAAGTCAAAGCCATTTGTTCAAACTGTTTACGCCACTTCTTATCTTTTCTTGATCTTCTGCGGGCATTGGTTCGAATAAAGCCCGTATTGGTCAGCGGACAGTTTGCCACGTTAAACCCTCTTTGATCTATATACTTACGTAGTGCCTTGCATAAGCTGATCGTATCTGTGCAAACATAAGCTATTTCTTTTGCTGTACGTGGACTAGCTGGTGTTCGGAATTTCTTATAGTCCCATGTTCCAACGGCTTTCTCAGTCGTTCCCATGTCCTTACATAACTTCTCAAGTGACCGTTGCGTGAGTATGAGACTGTCACGAAACTCAATGCCTTGTCCTGTCCATTTCATAAAAATATATTTATGTGTCTTAGCAGCCAGTGATTTATCAGGATTCCCCCACTTTTGGAAAAAATGGTTACGAAGAAAAACATAGTCATATGGAAAGTTATGCACATAAAAGCGTACAAGGTGGCTATCGTCAGCATGTAAAGTTGTGCAAATCCTGTCGATCGTATCAATCAGATCAGAAACATGGTTGCCGTAAATACAACAATCATCCTCTATCGTGATTGTCCAATCCGTGACAAAGCCAATGTTTTTGTTAAGATAGACAAAAGTTTCCGTATCAACAGTTATTATTTTTTCATAGACACCTAGATAATGACCTGCATTGGATCTCCGGATAAAATCACCATTGAATAGTCGCATATAATCATAGTTTTTAAAATAAATAACTGGATATCCTGCGACTACCATACTTTACCCCCCTTGCTATGGTCTATATTTCAAAGCTTCTGCTTCGCCAGAAAAACCTAGTTGTTTTGCTATCGTATCAGCTGCATCTGGATCAGTTCTCTCCCGGAATTTTTCCAGATCTTTTATGACCTCAGAAACCGTAGAATCATCCAGTTTATGACTGATGATTCTCATTGTCTGTTTACTGTCATAAAATCGTTGCATCCATGACCATACCTCAGACTTAAAAAATAACTTCATTTCCTCTTTAGATTTAAAGTTGATCCCATATTCTGTGCTGAGGGTTTTTTGGCGTTGATCTATGATCTCACGCCAGCCCTGAACAGTGCTGCTCTTTTCTTTCAATATCTTTTGGATGGCTTTCACCTGAGTTCGCGGTAATCCATTGTATTTTTCATTTTCCAGATTTTCCGGAATAGATGACCTACCCGGGAAAAATCTTGCAAGCAAGTCCTGGTAGTCTGCGTACGCTCCTCCAACCTCTGAATCAAAACCTTTTGCTTTTAATCTGCGCATACGCTGATTCAGACGTTTTGCAAGCTGCCTGCGGAGCTGTAGAGCCTCCAGCGTAGTAAGCATGTTTGGGTTGACATTCAAACCCTTTGACGTGGTTGGAATTTTAGGATTCTTTGGCATTGTATACTACTCCCTTCATATACTCATAAATGCTATCGTATTCCCTAGTTGTCATGCGAAAATCTAATTCTGGTTTTTTAATGATCAAATAAAGATTCTCACATACAACTCTTGCATCGTTAATAGTATCATGAACATAAAATGAGGCAATAAAATGATCTGCTTTAATATTTATTAGAGACGTTGAACGATTGTACATTGTTTTTCGTGCAATTCTTCTTATGACGATTGTTATTTCTGGATAGTTTAATTCTATCATGTTTGACCTATAAAGTTCTGTACTGGATTTCATGAGAGTTACTACCGGGGCTTTTACCCCAGTGTTTGTGTATTTAATTTTTGTGTATTTTGATTTCATTTAGTGTTCCTCCTGTTCATCCTCTTTTTAATCTCATAATCTCTTTAAATAACTCAATAGCTTCCTGATCATTTGATAATTCTATTATAGTTCATTTGAACTAATATGTCAACAGAAATATAA